GTTTGGTGAATATATATCTCAGCACACACAGCACAGACACAGACGCGCAGCATTGCCGGTGCAACATTGCAGCGCCGCGACGCTGGCTGGTGCAGGGGGGGTCAAGACGAAGGCATGCCACCCATGAGCCGACGCCGCGCTGTATATATGTTAATTGACCCTTACCCACACACAGCCGGAGGAGACATGGCTAGGCTAACCCCAAGCAAAGCAGAGGCAGTTGCATCGTTAGTGATGGACGGCCACAGTCTTGTGAGTGCTTGCAAGCAGGCGAAGATTAGTAGATCAGTGCTGTATCAGCGGATGGGTGAGGATGTTGATTTAAGTAATCTTATTAAGACGGCGCAGCAGCAGAGTGCTGAGAAGGCGTTAGAGGATGTAGAGGTTATGTATCAGGATCAGCTTCAAGGTAAGAAGAAGTATGATCCGAATGTGTTGAGGGATTATGCTTTGCATGTGCGTTGGAAGGTTGGCAAGGTGATGCCGGATCAGTATGGTGATGCGAAGAGCCGTGCTGGTGTAGAGGTGAGTGACGGCACGGTACGCATTGTTTGGGAGGACTCTTAGACATCCCAGTTTGGCTTGGGCTGTACCTAGTTTTGTAACGTTAACCTAATCTGCAAGCCGTTTTGTCGGTTGGTTTTTTTGGTGTCGGTGCAAGATTTTGTGGTTTCGACAGCAGTCCAAGCCAATCCTTTTGTTGGAGGCATGATGAAAAAGCTAACTACTCGTCAGCAGGCGGCACTCAAGCGTCACTCTAAGCATCATACAGCTAGGCACATGGCTGCAATGCGCAAGGACATGCGTGCTGGAAAGACGTTTAGTGCGGCGCATCGTGCAGCAATGAAGAAATTTGGTAAGTAGTTTTTCTTGATGCAGGTCAAGATACCTTACAAGCCTAGAGATTTACAGGCTGAGATGCACACCAGCGTGAAGCGTTGGAACGTGCTTGTGATGCACAGGCGCTTTGGCAAGACGGTCTGGGCAGTCAATCATTTGATAAAGTATGCGTTGACTTGTGAGCTACCACGGCCACGGGTTGCGTTTATTGCGCCTACCTTTACGCAGGCAAAGCGTATTGCTTGGGATTATGTAAAGTATTATGCGTCTGTTATCCCTGGCGTAAGTTTCAATGAGACTGAACTGCGTGTAGACTTTCCGAATGGCGGCAGGCTGATGCTTTTGTCTGCTGAGAATCCAGATAGTTTGAGAGGTATCTACCTTGATCTATGTGTATTCGATGAGTTTGGCATGCAAAATCCAAGGGTATGGGGGGAGGTTGTCAGACCGGCATTATCCGACAGAGAGGGTGCGGCTGTATTTTTAGGCACCCCAGCAGGACATAATCATTTTTTTGATCTATTGGAACAGGCCAAGTCTGAGACAGAGAACGGTTCTGACCAGTGGTATCACAAGGTTGTAAAGGCGTCTGAGAGCAATCTTGTAAAAGCAGAAGAGCTTGAAGCTGCGCAAGCGCAGATGACACCAGAGCAATACGAGCAAGAGTATGAGTGTTCTTTTACTGCGGCCATTATCGGAGCATACTATGCAAAGCTGCTGGTTGATGCAGATGATACTGGGCGAGTCACAAGAGTCCCTTACGATCCAGCTTATCCTGTGCATACCGCCTGGGATTTGGGTATAAACGACAGCACTGCGATCTGGTTTGCACAAGTCTTTCGTGGCGGTGCTGTAAACATCATAGATTACTATGAAAGCGCTGGCGTGGGTCTTGACCACTATGCAGACATTCTCAAGCAAAAAGACTACCATTATGGCGACCATCTGGCACCGCATGATATTGAGGTGCGAGAGTTAGGGTCTGGTAAAAGTCGATTAGAGACTGCATACTCGCTTGGAATACGTTTTCGTGTTATACCGAAAATGAAAGTAGCTGACGGCATCAATGCAGCTAGGTTATTGATACCGAAGTGTCACTTTGACAAGGACAGGTGCAGCGGTGGATTGGAAATGCTCAGACAGTATCGTCAGGATTGGGACGATAAAAGAAAAGTTTTCCGTGACCATCCGCGACATGACTACACGTCTCATTGTGCGGATGCGTTTAGGTATCTGGCTATTGGGCTGGAAAACAGGGCGAGTGTTGGGCGTCCTACGCAGCAAGTTGCGCTTAGTGAATACAATCCTTTCCAGATTTAGGAGAAAATGATGTCGTCTGTAGTAGCACCTGTTTTGAAGCCAATAAAAAAAGTTGCGGATGTAGTGGCTGATCCAATAACTGATGTTGTCAAAGGGGTTGCAAAAGTGCCTGAGGTTGCAATCAATGTGGCTGAAACACCATTGAAGGCAGCGACAAAAGCCGTCGAGGTCGCATCTCAACCTGTGCTAGAGGCAAGCAAAACGATTGCCGAGACAGCCGCAGATATAGTTGAGCCACTTGAGAGGCCGGTTAAAAAGGTTGGCAAAGAAATTACAAACATTGCGGAAGGTGCTATAAAACTTGCAGGCGAGGCTTTTGAAGAGGTTGTTGAAAAGCCGGTCAAGAAAGTCGGCACAGAGGTTGTTGATACAATCACTGGAATGGACAAAGAAGATCGTCGCGGCACAACACCTGTTGCAACGCCAGAGGTAACACCAGAGGTGGTGCCAGATGAGTCTGGTGCGCCACGCGGCCGTAGACGCCCTCCACGCTCCAAAAAGCCTGGTGCTGCTGGAAGTCTTCTTGAGGGAGGCGGCGTTCTTTACGATTAGGAGTAAGATATGAGTTTTCTTAGACCAAATATTCCACCTATACCAATGCCACCACCACCGCCACCAGCGCCAGATGTGGGCAAAGCGAGAGCCATGGCTGAAGAGGCTGAATTGGATGAACGTCAACGTCGCAGAGGGCGTGGCTCAACCATTGTTGCTGGTGCGCTTGGTGAGCAAACAGGACAAACTGGCGGCACGCCAACATTGATGAGTTAGAAATGACACAAGCAGCAGCACCAATTATCAAAAGATACGATCACTTGAAGTACAAGCGTGACAACTGGAACACGCATTACCAAGAGCTTGCTGATTATATGCTGCCGCGCAAGTCGGACATTGTGAAGAAACGCTCTCGCGGTGAAAAACGCATGGAGCTTATTTACGATGGCACCGCCTTGCAATCAATCGATCTAATGGCTGCTTTTCTTCATGGTATGCTAACTAGCGGCGCATCTCCTTGGTTTCATCTTGATGTAAAGAATGAAGATTTTAACCGCGATGATGATGTTCGCGCATGGCTTCAAGATACAAGTATGCGCATGATGCAGGCGTTTCAGAGGTCAAACTTTGAGACAGAAGTGCATGAGGCGTATGTAGACCTCGTTGTGTTTGGCACAGCCTGTATGTTCTGTGAAATGGACAAGGACAAGCTACGCTTTAGCACACGCCATATCTCAGAATACTATGTATCTGAAGACCAGTACGGCATGGTTAACACTGTGTATCGCCTCTACAAGTCTAGCGCACAGCAAGCTGTTGAGCGTTTCGGATATGACAATGTTGGTGACTTCATTCGCAAGACATTCGAGAAAAAACCTGACGAAGAAGTTGAAATTCTACACGCTGTTTCGCCGCGTATTCAAAGGGACGTTACCAAACCAGACAATCTAAACATGCCGTTTATGTCTGTATATGTCTGCAAGAAATCAGAGATGATTATCAGTGAGGGTGGCTTTGAAGAGTTGCCTTATGTTGTTCCGCGCTTCCTCAAGGCAACTGGCGAAGTGATGGGACGGTCACCTGCAATGACGGCGTTGCCGGATGTCAAAATGATTAATCTGATGTCCAAGACCATCATTCAAGCTGCTCAGAAACAAATTGATCCCCCACTTCTTGTGCCAGATGACGGCTTTCTTTTGCCCATCCGTACACAGCCAGGTGGCCTAAACTTTTTCCGTGCTGGCACCAGAGAAACAATCACACCGCTTAACACGGGCGCAAACATTCCTATTGGCTTGAGCATGGAAGAGCAACGTCGCGCTGCAATCCGGCAGGCGTTCTATGTCGATCAGATTTTGACCGCAGGCTCTCCGCAGATGACAGCAACGGAGGTCATACAGCGTCAAGAAGAGCGTATGCGTGTGATTGGACCCGTGCTTGGCAGGTTGATGAATGAGTTGCTGCGTCCGTTGATTGATCGTGTGTTTGCGTTGATGCTTAGGTCAGACATGCTTGCGCCTGCACCAGAGGTGTTACAGGGCATGGATATTGATATCGAATATGTATCGCCACTCGCAAGGGCGCAGAAGTCTAGTGGTCTAAACAATACTATGAGGGCGCTTGAGATACTGTTGCCGTTGTCAGAGGGCTTGCCTGTGGCAGATCACATTGATCCAGACGGGCTTGTGCGCCATGTCACGGATTCTTTGGGCGTGCCAAAGGTAACAATGCGCTCTCAAAGACAAGTGAACCAAATGCGTCAGCAAAGAGAGCAAGCAGAGCAAGAGGCTATGCAAAGACAAATAGACCAAGAGGATATATCCGCAACTGCACAAGCTGCGCAGGCAGTAAGGATGGTCACTAAGTGAAGGACATCGACAGGTTGAAGTTTATGTACCGTGAGACGTTTGACACAGAACACGGTCAAAAAGTTTTGCGAGATTTAGAGGCACGCTCAAATTGGCGTGCTTCTAGCTATGTGGCTGGCGATGCCAATGCCACAGCCTTTGAAGAGGGCAAGCGTGCCGTTCTTCTACACATCCATAACATGATGATCAAGGAGTAACTATGTCAGAGGAAGCTATCGAACAGGTAGCCCAGCCGGAAGCAGCGGTGGTGGAAACGCCAGCAGATATTGCTCAAGGCGGGTCTGGTGACGATTTCTTATCGATGATACCAGAAGAAATTAGAGAACACCCAAGCCTGTCGCCTATCAAAGATGTCTCAAACCTTGCAAGGTCGTATGTAAATGCGCAACGCTTGATTGGTGCAGACAAACTGCCACTGCCTGCAAATCCCACAGATGCAGACTTAGATAACATCTACAGTAAGCTGGGAAGACCAGAAAATGCAGAGGGCTATGAGATTGTGCCAGATGGGGTAATAGTCACAGAGGATGTTGCTAAATCCTATTCGGAGATGGCACATACGTTGCGTTTAACGCCAGACCAAGCAAGCGGCATACTTGAATATTATAAGGGTATTGCATCAAGCGCCTCTGAGATGAGCATTGAGGCAGAAACACAGCAGCGCAACTCCACTGAAATGGCCTTGCGGAAAGAGTGGGGAGATGAGTTTGATGCGCGTCTGTCTGATGCAGGCAAGATTGCAAAGCAGTTTGGTGGCGCAGACTTGCTGGATATGCAACTTGCTGACGGCACCAAAGTGGGAAATCATCCTGATTTTATCAAAGCCTTTTCTAAGATGGCAGAGTTTCGTTCCAACGTCACAAGTGAAGACACTGTTTCCGATGCTGCTGAAACAAGTTTGGCATCACGCCATTCTGCACAGCAAGAGATAGATGCCATCATGCGTGGTCCTGATTACACGAATAGGAAAGACCCCGTAGCTAGAGACAGAGCTATCAACAGAGTAGCTGAGTTGTACGAGGTATTGCATGGATCAGAGTGAGTTGTTACAAATACGTTTAGAGTGTTTACGTTACGCAATCGAATTTGGTAGTGCGCGTGACGTTTCAGAACCTCACCTACTTGCAGATAGATACTTTGAGTGGGTGATGCGGGGTAGCGAGGAAGTTCGTCCTGCTGGCAGTCGGGAAGACGGCAGCGCCAAAAGCGCTAAAAAAGCTAGGAGCGTCCGAAAGGGTAGCGCACCGACATTAGTGTAAACGCAACCGTGTGAGAGGAGGACAGTATGTCCCAAAGTATCACCACGGCGTTTGTACAACAGTATTCTGCCAACGTGCAGATGCTCTCCCAGCAGATGGGTTCTCGTCTGCGGGATGCGGTGCGCTTAGAGACTGTTGTAGGCAAGAACGCCTTTATTGACCAAATTGGTAGTGTGACTGCGCAATTGCGTAGCAGTCGTCATGCCGATACACCACAGATCGACACACCGCACCAGCGGCGTCGTCTTTCGATTGCATCATACGAATTTGCCGACCTGATTGATGACCAGGATAAGGTGCGTATGTTGATCGATCCGACATCAAGCTACGCCATGGCTGCTGCCGCAGCGATGGGACGTGCTATGGATGATGTAATCATCACTGCTGCACTTGGAACTGCCAGCACTGGCGAAACAGGCTCCGGTACAGCAGACTTGGATACCACCAACAATATGGTTGGCTCTTCATCGTCAAACGATGGTCTGACTATTGCAAAGCTCACTGAAGCAAAGCGTAAGATGGACTTGAACGACGTTGATCCTTCAATCCCGCGCTACATTGCTGTAGGGCCAAAGCAGATTGAAGACCTGCTTGGCACAACGCAGGTAACGTCATCGGATTTCAATACTATCAAGGCACTGGTTCAAGGTGACGTGGATACCTTTATGGGCTTCCAGTTCATCATGACAAACCGCTTGAGCATTGACTCCAATGACATCCGCTCCTGCTTTGCATGGGCTGAAGATGGGATCACTCTTGGTGTGGGCAAAGATGTCCAAGCTAGGATTGATGAGCGCAACGACAAAGGTTATGCGACTCAGGTTTACTACTGCATGGACATTGGTGCTGTGCGGATGGAAGAAGCCAAGGTTGTCAAAATCTTTTGTGATGAAACCCCAGACTAGAGAGGAGTAGAAAATGGCTAACGTAAATACAACTCTCGTGTCCAACCTACTGGCGCTGCCACAAGTGGCGTCTCCGGCTAGGACTTTGCACGGCACAAAGCGCGTTGCAATGGGAACAATTGCACTGGCTGCTGGCGATCTTTCTGCCACAGATACAGTGATGCTTGCTCCTATACCTTCAAACGCAGGGATTGTGACCATCAAACTCTTCAATGATGATCTCGATTCTGGCACAACCAACACTTGCGATGTTGGCGTTTACTCAGAGAGCAACGGTACATTTACTGCGCTTAGTGATGATGCCTACGCATCTGCAATCACAGACCTACGCGCTGCCGTAGGCGGTGTTGGCACTGATGTCACATTTGAAGCGCGTGACATCAACCTACTTGGTCAACGAGTATGGGAAGATGCCGGTCAATCTTCAGACCCAGGTGGATATCTGTTCATCGGTCTGCTGTTTGACGCAGCGGGTGATCAAGCAGGCGATCTCTCATTTGTGATTGAGTATGTCGTAGACTAAACCAAAGGGGGGGCGGCATCGCCCCCTCTTACTTGCAAAGGGGTGATGCTGTAATGCCTTCCGTGGTCGATATTTGCAACGAGGCGATGGATTTGTTGGGCGCTGCAACTATCACCGCCCTAACAGAAAACTCCAAAGAAGCTAGATTGTGTAATCGCCGGTTTGAAACTGTGCGAGACTCTGTGCTTCGTGCGCATCCTTGGAACATTGCAATCACTCGCGCCGCTCTTCCAAAAGACTCTGATGCGCCCGCGTTTGGTTTTACCAGTCAGTTTACACTGCCCACAGACCCGTTTTGTCTTCGTGTGTTGTCGTTCTTCAACAGCAACGTAGACAGCGAAATAGCTGCCTATGACACACAGGTTATGTTTAAGGTCGAGGGACGGAAGATACTTAGCGATGAGGACACATGCCAGATTGTCTATATCGCCAGAGTAGAAGACACAGAGTTGTTTGACTCGCTGCTGTCTAGCTCCATCGCACACAAACTTGCATCTGAAACAGCGTATGCAATCACCGGCAGCACCAGTGTTGCACAAGGCATGCAACAGCTTTATGAGCTACGCCTGCGTGAAGCGAGATCAATAGATGCTATGGAGGGCATGCCCGATAAGATCATTGCTGATGATTTTGTGAATATAAGGTTCTAGGATGGCGCGTGTTTCAACTATTGTCACAAACTTTCAAGCCGGTGAGTTTTCACCACGTTTGGAAGGCCGTATTGACCTGCAAAAATACACCTCTGGCGTACAAAAGCTAGAGAACATGCTTATCTTTCCGCAAGGTGGCATCACCCGTCGTCCTGGCACCAAGTTTGCTGGTCAGTCAAAAGATGGCGGCAAGGTGCGTTTAATTAACTTTGAGTTCAGTGATGAGCAAGCGTATGTGTTGGAGTTTGGCGCAAACTATATACGTTTTTTCAAAGATGGCGGCATACTTACCGAGGCAACCAAAACAATCACAGGTGCTACAGCAGCCAACCCTGTTGTCATAACGTCAAACTCTCATGGCTTCAGCAACGGTGACAGGGTGTTCATATCAGGCGTTGTTGGCATGGTTGAGCTAAACAACCGTGAGTTTACGGTAGCCAATCAAACTACAAACACTTTTGAACTGTCGGGCATTAACGGCAGTGCTTTCACCGCATACAGTAGTGGCGGCACCGCTGGCAAGATTGTTGAAGTGACGACCACATATAGTGTTACAGAAATTTTTGAGCTAAACCATGTGCAGTCAGCAGATGTTTTGTTCTTGGCGCACAAAGACCATGAGCCTGCAAAGCTAACAAGACTGACAACCACCAGCTTTAGTTTGGCCGATATAGATTTCATTGATGGCCCCTACGAGGACGAAAACTCAACAACGACCACGATTACTGCAAATGCCAACACTGGCACGGTAACCTTGACTGCATCGGCTGATTTGTTTGATGCGTCTAAAGATGTTGGGTCGCTTTTCAGATTTAGAGATGTCATTGAGGTGTCTCATAGTGAGTGGGACACAAGCGCCACATACTCTCAAAATGACATCGTTCACTTCAACGGCAATGTCTATAAGAAAACAGATGCGGGAACAAATGAGCAAACCGGCACACAGGCTCCGGTGCATCTGTCTGGATCAGAGGTTTACGGAAATCACACTTGGCAATACCAGCATAGCGGCACAGGTTTTGTAAAAATTACTGCTGTTACAAATGCAACCACGGCTACTGCGGTGGTGCAAAACAGCGGAACTAATAGTCTTATCAATGACTTAGTGCTACCGGCAAACGCAACGTCAGGCACAACTCGTTGGTCGCGTGGCGCGTTTAGCATCCGTAACGGTTTCCCAAGAGCAATTGCGTTCTTTGAGGAGCGTTTATTTTTTGCCGGCACAACAGCGCAGCCGCAAACAATCTTTGGCTCTGTGACGGCTGACTTTGAAAACCACACTCCTGGAACTGTCGATGACAATGCGATCAATGTGACAATTGCTTCAGATCAGGTAAACGTTATTAAGCACATGATACAGGGGCGTTTCTTGCAAGTCCTGACATCAAGCGCAGAGTTTACGATGTCTGGCGGTACAGGCACGCAGCCAATTACGCCAACAAACGTAAATGTTCTGCGAGAAACCACTTTCGGATCATCAAGTGTTCGCCCGATACGCGCTGGTTC